TCTTACTTTCCATTCAGCTGATACTTTTAACTTCTTACTACCTGAATGATCTGCATTGCCTGAAGATGGAGATTTAGATTTCAATAAAACTGCAAAAGCCCATAAAGCTTCTTTCAGTTCTTCAGTAGATAATTTACTAACTTTTGTTCCCTGCCAAGAAGCCTCTTTAGACTTACTTTTCCATTTCTTTACATCATCATCTCCAAGAATTCCATCTTTAAAAGCTTCTTCTCCTTGACCATGCATATTCCAACAGGCAACAATCGTACCCTCCATAAGGGTAGATTCTTCTGTTGATTCCATTAAGAGGGTATATTGATTAAAGGATTTCATATTAACTCCACAAAGGTTTCTTATATTTATATATTCTACATCTTGAAATCTTTAAATTTCTCGAAAACAGTGGATGTTTCTTGCCCTGTATCAACTAAATCGTCTTGAGCATTCTGTGAAACATCGTACAACTTCATCTTGGCTCGATCTACTCCTATAATAAATCGTTTATTCAGTGTTGGATCATTATAACGGTTCTTCAATTGTTTTACTAATATCTGATTTAATTTCTCTAATTCTTCTGTAGATATAATTGCAAACATCAAATCTGCTGTTGCAGGTAATCCAAAAGATTCAGATGTATCTTCCAATCCTACATCAGTTGACACAAATCCACTTCTTGTTGTTTGTGTTGCAGACATGATTGGTATATTAAACTCAACTGCAAGACCTCTCATCTCCTCTGCAATAGATTTGATATATGAATACGAGTTAATACTAGCACCCATCTTAAATCTACTAGATGAACATATATTTAGATAATCCACAAATACTATATCAGGTCTAAACACCTTCTTCAATGCAAGTTCATTAAACAATGCACGAAAATGTCCACAATGTGCTGACGCTGTGGGATACTCTTTAACTACTAATTGTCCTTGAGTTTTTTTCTTAATCTTTCCAATTCTATCTATAAACATTCTCTTGGGTAGATCATGTAAATCATCCAAAGATATGTTCATCAAGTTTGCATCTATACGTTCTGCAATCTTTTTCTCTGCCATCTCCAATGTGATATACAATACATTCTTACCCATCATTAATGATGCTGCAGCAACATGACACATGAATAATGATTTACCCACACCTGTGCCTGCCAGAACAATATTCAAAGTCTTGTTCGGCATACCACCTTTAGTAATTCGATTGAAAAATTCTAGATCAAACGGAATCTTTTCTTCTACTGTATGGTAGAATTCATACCGTTCACCAGATTGTTCCAAATAATCATGTCCTACATGAGTATCAAACGATACCCCAAGGGCATCAGTTAAAATATCTGGAATTGCTTCTGGAGTTTTTTGTTTATCTTTACCATCTATAATTTGAATGCCTGTAAATATGGCATTATAGATAGCTCGATCTTTACACCACTTTTCTGTTTCATCAATCAACCATTGAAAATCTACTTTCGATGGTTTAAGAGTACCTACATACTCTTGAACAGATTTATATTGATCTTCATTTAAAGTTGTTTTTTGAAGATCAATATTTAAAGCTTCTACATCTGGAGAATTATTATATTTCTGTACATAATTATCTATAGATATGAATATATTTTTCTCTATAAAATCCGAAAAATATGCCTGGTTAAGAAAAGGAATTACTTTGCGAGCATATTCCTCGTTATGAATTAAATTGCTCAGTATCGTCGTTTCTATTCTCATAATTTACCGTATCATTCGCTAAAGCGTCATCTAAAATTTCTAACATTATCTCTCCGATAACATTCCCAAACTCCGTATTATCTACCAATTTCTCATCTGTTGGATTTTTAATAACCTGATAAGTAAATTTAACTGGAATTTCTTCCGCGGCTTCACCATCAACTTCTGGAAGTTGAATATCTGTGTATGTATAAATTATACCATCATACTTTCCTTCCTTTATAGCATAGGCTGTTTCTCCAGTTTCCCTATTAACAATATAATTATATTTAATTGCCATACTTAAACTCCTTAAACGCTGCATCTTCTAATTTTAACATAAGATCCTCTGTGAAATATTTTTCAGGATCTTCATTAATAGTTTTTCCAAACTGTTTTGTTCCATCAGGTAATTCATATCTAGTAGATACTTTCTTTATTATATCATATTTCTCCGCTAAGTCAAGCAATCCATAATATCTATCTAAACCCTTCGTGTAAGATAGCCTAACGTCTACCATTTGATTTTCTTTTGTAAGTCTAGATTTGTATGTCTTACAATGAATGATATTGCCTATCACATCTGTACCCACCTTATCTTTTTTCTTTGATAGGTAAATAATCTGTGATGCAGCATACTTGAGTCCTGAACCACCACCCATTTCTTTCTGTGGGAACATTGAACCAACTACATCATAGGTATGATTCGTTATCAACAACGGCACTCCAAGTTTACCTAACTTCAATGTCAAGACTCTAAATGTTGCCTTAACAATTTGGGCTCTTGTCATATCTCTAGTTTCTTTACCCTCAGTCGTATCGGTCATTTCTTTTGTTGTACTGAGCATGCCTAGACTATCAAGACATATTAATATCGGTGGTCGTTCATCTTCATTCGCATATGTATCTAATACTGCCAATGCCTGATAACGAAACTCTTGCACCGTTGTCACTGGTAGAATTGCTACTCTGGTAGAATCAATACCTCGTTCTTCAATAATCTCTTTAGTGATTGCCGATTCACTTTCAAAGAAAACTACCTGCGCCTTCGAGTCTGAATCCAAGAACGCTTTGCAGACCCCAAGGACGAAAAACGTCTTACCGGTCGCTGATTCTCCGGCAATGGCAGTAATCTTATTTTGAGGAATCCCACCGTACAAACTGCCGCTAACAAGAGCATTAAAAATATAACACCCAGTATCCACATAACCGCTAACATCGGCAGTAGCAAGGCCATCACTAACAATCGTACCAAATTCATTTCCTGTTTCCTTAATTACATTCTTCAAGAAGTTTGACATCTTCCTTTTCTCCTTCACACCAACTCATTGTATACCATTTTAATCCTCTCTCCTTAAGCATCTGTTCAATTTCAGCCTTCATGGAGAGAGGCACATTTATTGTTTTATATCGTTTATTTTTATACACAGCCAAAAGCATTATTTAACTCCATATCTATCTAAATTTCTTTCAAACTCATGTAGACGTTTCCAAATACTCCTCAGCTCTGTAATTGTTGTCCAGTTATGTAAGAACAAGGCGAACCCACCATGTACTCTACTGAACGCATTAGATACCTGTACTAATATACCTAACATTATTGCACCAGTAAATAGACTCGGTCCCATAATCAAATATGGAACAATAACCATAAACTGGTCATAGGTAATCATCCATGTATCAAAGTAACCATAGTGTAAATACAGTCTATGATAGTTGAATTTTATACCAGTAAACAAACTCCATATTGTATCAGGTTTTGCAAAGTTGACCTTATCATCTTCACCCAATACTAAATCTTTTCTAAACGCTGCCTCTACCTTCTGATTGTTGTATTCAAGTCCTGGTAGTTTCCAACCAACGAACCATGAGATTACTAAACCGCCCATAGATACAGCAAGTGTTACCCATACTAACGAACCTGGGATTTGGCTGAAGAATGGAATTGTAACGTGTTCACTCAATCCCCATAGTACAGGAATAAATGCCACCAACGTCATCACAGCTCTTACTACTTGTAAGCCTAACGACTCAACAATTCTAGCAAACCTATTACAATCTTCCTGTATACGTTGAGATGCACCTTCTATCTCTTCCTTTACTGTTCTCCATCTTGGAATATAATCAAACGTAATCGCCTCACGCCATCTCAGTCCATAGATTCTGGTGAACCAACCTGTTAGTACAGCCAATATTACATAAGGGAATGCCAGTACAGCAAACGATGGTTCACCTTCAAACCCATTTGTAATGTAAGATATACTAACTAACTTTTCATAGAACAGTGCAATGCCTTCTGCCTGTTTATCTTTATACTCTGCGGAAGTTTGGAGTAGATTATAGAACCCACCATACCATGTGTTTATGGCTACTGTAATTTGTACCTGTATCCATAATGAGGCTATTAATAAGGCGCCTCCACCATAAGCCCATAAGGCCCACTTCTTACTTCTATAAAATGCTTTGATCATAATATATGCCCATGTTGTCTGCTATAAATCTATTATTGACTCATCCATACTCATTAACTGATCCAATTTATCATTCGCTGGTAAAACACAGAGTTCATCTTTAATTATATCATCAAGCATATCAGCATTTTCGGGATCGTCGTATGCTTTCTTTGGTATTAATATACATTCTAATCTACTTGTAAATAAATGTTCTGCGTATGT